TTTTTAAAAGAAGTATCGGCGTTAATACCGGTTAATGCATGAAATGTGTCATTGGTAAAGTTTAATCCAGGTATTCTAAAAGCATCACTAATGGATAATTTACCACCAATGATATTTTCTGGTAATGAATTTGAAGCTAATGTTGGGATTTGAAATTGGTTTTCACCAGTATCGTTTAGTTCTTCATTATAAGTTAAAACCACATTATCTGAACCTAAACCTTTAAATTCTTGTTGATATACTAAACTTCTTATAGGTAATGTTCCTAATCTTAATTCTGTTCTATCTGCTGATATTTCATCAATAAAATATTTGTTGTCAAATTCTCTTAATAAAAATTCATCTGTTTCTAATTCATCTGGGTTTTCTTCTCCACCTTTATAAATTAATCCGTCATCATTTACAAATCTTGTTCCGTTGTATATTGTATTTTTGTTGTCAACCAATATACCTTGTTCAGAACCGGCTACCTCTCTTAAAAAATTAAATTCAATATTGTATTCACCGGAAAAATATCCTTTTTCTCTTAAAAACAAACCAGGATTTATCCTAAATGTATCGTCATCTTTTTTATATCCTTGACATTCTTGACCTCTAGCTATAACAAATGAATCTAAAAAAACTCCTGTTGTTGTTGATATAACCATTTCAATGTAGTCTGCTCCTGATTTACCAAATTCAGGTGAATCCACTCCTGTTATTTTACCAGGTATTTTATGACTACCTTCAAATAGAATGTCGTAATCGTTTGGTTTTAATCTTGATAATTGTTTTGACATATTTTTAACCTACATTGAATTGCATTGGTTTTCCGTTTAGTATAAGGTCTAAATCATCTTCGTTGATGATTATAATTTCTTGTTCGTATTGTCTAGTAATTAAAGTTCCAACATAAGATTTAAAAACTTTCATTGAAGGAAATCTTCTTTTACGATTTTCTTCTAAAAAATATAAATTTAAACCAAAACCTTCATTATTATTCCAATTAGAAGCTCCGATAATATCACCATTAACTAAATCAATTGTGTATCCGTTTGTTC